GAGCGAACTAGGTACGCTGAACTCATGGGAGTCAAGCCAGAGTATTTCGACCGCGTTTGCGAGAATATTAAGCTTATGCGGAAGATCAAAGACGAGCAAGGTCTCTCAGTCACCATCGGGATGCAGTTCGTCCTTGACCCACGTTATGGAGACCAAATTATCCCATTTGCACGGCTTGGAAAGGATCTCAGACCGGATTACGCTGTCATAAAACATTGTTCAGATGATGAAGACGGATCATTAGGAACAGACTATGAGAAATACAAAGAACTCTACCCGCTCCTTGAAGAAGCAGAAGCGATGTCAGACGAAACGTACCAAGTCACGGCTAAATGGTCTAAAATCGGAGATAAGGGTACTCGTTCATACCAACGATGTTACGGCCCTCCTTTCCTACTCCAGATATCCGGCTCAGGACTTGTGGCTCCTTGTGGGATGCTATTTAACGAACAGTATAAGAAGTTTCACATTGGAAATATCGTTACCGAAAGTTTCAAAGAAATGGTTAAAGGAGAGAGGTATTGGGAAGTCGTGAACTATCTGGCCAGCCCAGACTTCAATGCACAAACCGTTTGCGGAAGCCTTTGCTTGCAACACAAAGTTAATCAGTATTTAGATGATTACAAAAAGGGGAAAATTAAGTTAGAAACTCCTGATGGAAAAGAACCACAGCACCTCAACTTTGTTTAACGTCTAGCAACAAACTAGTTAATGTGTGGATCTTGACTACATAAAGCAATTGTCAGAGATTTGTGTCTCCTACTCCATCCAAATGATTAAAACTGGGGAGTTGGAGATTCAATTTGGTCCCCCGAAGACCGTAGAGTCTCCGCTCCCTGGCCCTGCCCAAGCATTCGAGGCTTTAAAGAAGCAAGAAGAGAATCTTCCGCCTGACCTAAGGGCCGATGATTTGATGAATGCCGATAAGACGCTGTTCTGGTCTAGCCCTGATGGCAAGAATGAAGACATGCCCTTAGCTGGAGAGCAGGAGCTTTGATGGATAAGCCTCCAGGCTCTTACACAGATCAAGAGATCAACGAGGTAGCTGATTGGTGGAGCGCTCTAACGCTAGAGCAGATCTTTTATATTAAGAAGTCATATGAGGCTTTGCTTAAAAGCCAAGCAAGAGAAGCCGGTCATGAGTACGTTCATTAGGAGTGCATGATGGCTATTGATGGATATCCCAATAAGAGTCCTTCGTTCGAAGATTTTGTTGAGAAGGGTAAGAGGCCTAAGCAAGTAACTCCAAAGATCGAAAGAGCCGCGGTCAGATGGTGGTTAGCTGATTCAAAGAACCTGCCTGGAACGGTGATGAGTCATGTTGCCCAGATTATTCAAAATGATAGAGGAAGAATTGAGTCATACAACACCTACGCAAGACTCTATGGAACCTGGACACCAACCTTCTGGAACGGTTATCAGCTTGCCAACTCTGGAAAGCCAACAGCGCCTATTAGGGATCGCCTCACGTACAACATTGTGCAATCATGTATCGACACACTCACTAGCCGCATTGCTCAGAACAAGCCGAAGCCAATGTTCCTCACCCAGGCAGGTGACACAAAGCTCCAGAGGAAAGCCAAGAAGCTAGACGCGTTTTGCTATGGTCTGTTCTATCAGAACGATTACTACAAGCAGGCGCCTAAGATCTTTCGTGATTCATGCATATATGGTGAGGGGATCCTGCACTCATATGCGGAGAACGGGACGGTAAAGCATGAGCGTGTGCTGCCTTATGAATTACTGACTGATTATCTAGAGAGCCATTATGGTCCAGAGAGTACGAAGAGTATTTTCCGGATTAAGAATATAGATAGAACGCAGCTGATGGAGATGTATCCAGAGAATGCGGATCTCATCTCTCAGATGACTGGGACTTCAGTATTCTTGAGTGCTGCTAACAAGTCTGTTGCAGATACGGTTACTGTGATCGAAGCTCATAGGATTAAGACTGGAGATAAGCCTGGCCGCCATGTCATTGTCACAGAGAATGCGATATTACTCGATGAGGATTACGATAAGGATTATTTTCCTTACGCTATTCTTCGCTATTCTCCTCGCCTTTACGGTTTCTATGCTCAGGGCATGGCTGAGCAACTGGTACCATTACAGGTAGAGATCAATAGAACACTGATTAGTATCCAGAGAAGTTTATATCTTGGTGGTACGCATAAGATCTTCGTGAAGAGTGGATCGAAGGTTATCAAGTCTCACTTCGACAATATGATCGGAACCATTCTTGAATATGCCGGGGATACCGCTCCACAATACGTTGTCCCACAGTTAGTACAGCCTGAGATTTATCAACATTTAGAAAATATGATTCAGAAAGGATATCAATTACCGGGCGTATCACAGTTGAGCGCCAGTTCATTAAAGCCAATGGGGATAGATTCGGGCAAGGCTTTGCGGGCGGTAGACGATATTCAAGTCCAACGGTTCCAGACCATAGCTCAGGCATATGAAGACTTCTCCGTGCAAGTGGCGAGAAATGACGTGCACGTAGCAAAGCAGATTTATGATGAAGACGGCAAGCTAGAAGTTAAAGTTCCTGGCAAACGCTTTATCGAAACGATCAATTGGAAGGAAGTTGATCTTCCAGAAGATGATTATCATTTGCAAGTCTATCCAGTGAGTAAGCTTCCAAATAATCCTGAAGGGAGGCTCGCTACTATTCAAGAGATGATGGGTGCAGGTCTTTTAACTCCTGAAGCGGGTAAGAGACTTCTTGATTACCCAGACTTAGAGGCAGAGGAGAATCTGACTAACGCCTCGATTGATTATCTCCATAAAATCTTAGATGAGATTGTAGATGAGGGTAAGTACACAGCGCCTGAGCCGTTTGACCGTATGGATAAGGCAAGAGAGCTAGCCTTAGAGTATTACGCTCAAGGTAAACTGAATAACATGGCTGAGGATCGTCTAGAGCTCCTCCGGCAGTTCATGAAGCAGCTTGATATGCTACAGCAGGCTGCGATGACGCCACCTCCAGGTGCTGGTCCTGTTGGTCCAGGAGGGCCTCCGATGGGAGCTCCAACAGATCAGCCAGTAGCTCCACCTGTTAATCAAATGGTTCCCCAGGCCACGCCTGGGCCTAACATATAGCAACAATCTAGTCATAATAAGGAGACTAAGACTTGGAAATTAAAGCTGGAGAAATTCTAGATGCACATACGCCCGAAGCTACCCCAGTTCCTGAGGCTACTGGTCAACCAATTCAAGAGGCTAAACCTCAGGGCCAAGAGGATAATAAACTCTCAGGACGACTCGAAATCCTCATGCGTAGAGAACAGGGCATCCTTCAGAAGGAACGCCAGGTTAAGGACCTCGAAGCGCAGATTCAGGAGAAGTTAAAGCTCCTTGATAAGTTCGAAGAAGCTAAGAAGGGTAACTCGAAGACTGCACTAGAGCTTTTAGGTCTTGATTACAATCAACTCTCTGAATCCATCCTAAAGGATGGCCAAATCCCTCCTGAAGTTCACGTTAAGAAGTTAGAAGAACAGATTGAGGAACTTAAGAAGGGTAGGGAGCAAGATCTTTTATCTCGTGAAGAGGAGAAGAAGAAGCTCCAGGCAGAGGCTGAACAAAAGGCCATAACTGACTTCAAGGGTCAGATTGATACATATTTGAAAGATAACAAATCAAGATACGAACTCACTCACTTCTGGGAAATGGAAGATCTCGTTTATGAGGTGATTGATGAACATTACACAAGAACTTTAGACCCGGAAACGGGTACTGGGAAGGTTCTCTCGATCAAGGAAGCTGCAGATAAGGTTGAGGAACACCTAGAAAAGAAATTTACGAAGGCTAAGGAAGTTGAGAAGGTGAAAGCTCTTTGGGGCGCCATCCCTAAGAATGCTCAAGATACTCTGGCTAAGCAGTTAGCGACTAAAGATAAGCAGCCGCCGAAGACATTAACTAACAACATGGCTCCAGCTCCTACTACGAAGCCTCCTCGACTAAACGAAGAGCAACGTGTGCGGGACATTGTCGCGAAGTTTCGCGCTGAAAAGGGCCTTTAACTAACTTTAGGAGTTACAGATGAGTAATATTACTTCATTTGTTGGTAACTATGCAGAGGGTAATGGCTCAGTAGTCAATAACCCGTTTGTTGCCAACACAACCGGCGCTCTTGGAATGCAGGAGATTTCCGGTATCTTGAAACAGATCTATGATGGTCAGAAGCTTGTTAAGCTCTACTACAAGAATAATCCCTTGTACGCGATGCTTCGTAAGAAGGAAGACTTCTATGGTGAGACTTATCCTCTCCCTGTGATGCTCGAGACTCCTACTGGTGTGGCGAACGTATTCGCTAACGCCCAATTGCCCAACCAATTGATTAACTCTGGCTCTGGAACTGCTGGTAACTTAGGTCCTGCGAAGTTCGTTAAGTTCATGCTCACTCGTGCGGCTCTTTACGGAGTTCATGTGATTGACCGCCAAGCGATGTTATCGGCGTCAAAAGATATCGGCAGCTTCGTGAACGGTCAGATGGCTCAGATGGATGCAATGATTCAAGCGTGTGCGAACCTTGCAGCTCAGCAAGTTTACCGCTCAGGCTCTGGCTCTATTGGAACTATTCTCACCATCGGTTCTGGCGCTACTACTAATGGTCAGATCTCCCTCACTAACCCGACTGATGTGCGTTACTTCACAGTTGGTCAGGTGGTGTATGCGACGGATAAAGATCCGATCCAAGGAGCTACATCTGTCACTCAGCGCGCTGGTGTTGGTGTGGTTAGCTCGATTAACCGCGCTGCTGGTACTCTTGTTGTTGGTAACGCTGCTGCTGCTAATCCTTTGGCTGCACAGAGTCCGACTGCATGGGCAGCTGGTGACTACGTTCAGATCTCTGGAACGAGCCCGCTCTTTGGACCCACAATTGCATCGAACCTTCAGCCTGTTGCACTCTCTGGTATTGCTGCATGGATTGGACAATCTCAGACGATCAACAGCTCTGACGTGTTCTTCGGTGTTAACCGTAGTCAGGATACTTGGCGTTTGGCTGGTGGTTACTATGACGGTAGCCAGAATGGTCAATCGGTTGAAGAAGCTCTCTATGATGCAAGCACTAACTTGTTCATGGAAGGTGGAACCCCTAACTATTGCTTCGTAGGTCCTAACGCCTATGCAGCTCTTCAGAAGTCCATGGCAGCCCGTAACATCTTTGAGACTGAGATTGAAGGTCCTCAGGATGAGAACGGTGTTGCACACTTCTTCTTTAAGGGTATCAACATCCAAGGTGCGGGAAGTAACTTCACAGTAATTGCGGATCGTAACTGTCCGCCCTACACGGCTTACCTCATGACCATGGAAGACTGGGCTCTTTATAGCCTCAAGCAGTTCCCTCACGTAGTGGATGATGATGGCGTAAGTTTCCTCCGCCAGACTTCTGCTGATGCGTTTGAGTTCCGCTTGGCTGGCTATGGACAGCTAGGATGTAATGCTCCTGGGCACTCGATGTACGTTAAGCTATCGGTTTAAACTAACAACCTTCTGGGGGCTGAGATACGCCCCTTGAAGTATTAAGGAGAAATTCATGGCAAGTACATTAGGTACCCCAGTCCTGTTTGCGAAAGAGAAGAACGTTTGGATCTTGTCGGCAAGGATCGTGTTCGATGCGAATGGCGCAGCTACTCTCGACACTACACAAAGTCGGGGCTTCTGTGCTGTTTGGCAGAACACACCAACCTTCACGGCTGGTACTAACGGCTCTTCGAGCTTACTTGGTTCGGTGAGTTCGTTCCAAGGGTTATTCCCTGGGATGAATCTGACTATTGGCTCAAGTTTAGCGATTATTACGACGGCTACTATTGGATCTATCTCTGCTTCTAACGCTCTACTTGGCAAGTTCCCAGTGACTGCTGCGAACAACGCTCAGAGTGGTTGGCCGCAGTTTGATACTCCTAGTGTGTCGTTCGTTGCTGGTTCTGGTGGTGGTGGTACGGGTCAATACATCTTGCAGCTTGGCCAACAGGCCGCACAGAGACTTGATACGTACAACAAGGTTCTAGAAGTCCAGCATAGTTTTGATATGACGACTGGAAGTATGACTGGAGGCGTTCTGCAACGCCAAGGCGTTCCGCAAGCTCCAAGCATGGTTCTTATTCAGAACAAAACTAAAGTTAGAACAGTTCCTCCGACATTAGCGACTAACTCCACAGATGCTTCGATTACTGTGCAGTTTGGTTCTGGTTTCGGAAGCTCATTTACTGCAGGTGTTCCTGCAGCTGGTGAGGCGGTTCGAATTGTTCTTGTAATGGGTAATAGCACAGCACCTTAAGGAGTTAGCCTATGATTATGATGGGGAATCGTAAGAAGTACGTTTCTCAGATCTTAGGCGATGATCCGAGAGGGGTTTCGAAAGAGACCCCTCTTCATACTATTGCCAATGAACTGATTGAAGCGATCCATGCGAATGATACGGAAGCTGTGGTGGCTTGCTTGAAGGCAGCTTACACTCACTGCCAGTCTGGAGAGTCGCATGAGCCTGTCGAGTGATATTAGTCTTGGAGCGATACGCTTACAAGCGAAGCAGCGAGCAGACCTAGAGAACAATCCTTCAGTTCAAGATGCTGAATGGAATCAGTACATCTCGCAAAGCTATAAAGAACTCTACGATATTCTTGTGGCCTGCTATGGGAATGACTACTATGTAGCAACTCCCTACCAATTCACTCTGACTAACGCTCAACAGTATGCACTTCCCGATGGAAGTCCTAGCTACTTATCTTCTGATGGAACGACTGCACCGAAGTTTTATAAGCTTTTAGGCGTAGATCTCCAGTATTCAGCCTCTCCATCTGGTTGGGTGACACTGAAGCGTATTAACTTCATTGACCGTAATAAGTACGCATATCCTAATACTGCTATTAATTGGAATGGATATACCAATCTTAGGTATAGGGTTCAGGGAAATGGTC